ACGTAGAAGAGTTTAATTTATAGGAGGACAAAATCATGGATTTTAGTAAGTTTGACAAATTAGTAGATGCAGAACAGTTAAAGAAAGACATTGCAGAAGCACAGGAAAACGGCGGAACCGGTGATTTTCCGGAAATTCCAGCTGGAATGTATACTTGTAAGATTGACAAGTTAGAAGTGGGTTCTACAAAAGATGGTAGACCGATGCTGAAAGCACAGTTTAGAATCACAGGTGATGAAGAAGGAAACAAGTGCGATTTCAATAAGCACTGCCTGTTTATGAACCGTGTGCTTTATGGAACTAAGAATGATGCAAATATGATTGCTTCAGCAGTAGGCTGGTTGAATACCTTGGAGCCTTCTGAGGACATCAATGTTACATTTGAAAGTTATTCTCAGTTTGCAGAATTGGTACTTGATATTGCAGAAGATGTTGAAGAGCTTGAATATGTGGTTGATTATGACCCTGATGAGTTTAACAGCATTAGTATTTCAGACGTGTTAGAATAAAACACGTCTGAGACATGTTATTTCGCGTTCTGTCGGGCTTTTAATAAGTTAGTAATAATTTATTAAAGCTTGACAGAACGTTTGATTTAAGGAGTAATTATGGAGACTATAAAAGCAGGAAATATAATTGAATATACACATGCAAAACCAGGAAAAGGCGGAATAGATTCTGGTATTAAAAGGGCAAAAGTGATAAAAGAATACGAACATTTCTATTTGATAGAAAGAACTGGAGAAATTGGAAAATGGAAAGAAACTATCTTAAAGAAAGATATTTATATAAATGACATTATTATAAAGGTTAGAAAATAGTTATGAGATACAATACGGATGGTCACTTTAATGGTGCAATTTGTGATAAATGTAAAAAGAAAGTATTAAAACCAAATGATACTATAAAAATAAAATCTTTTATGAAAGAAATTGATGATAGTACAGGAAGATACTTTCAATTAGATAAAGCTGATTTATGTCAAGAATGTTATGAGGAGTTGAAGAAATGGTTTGGGTTGCAATGATAATTTTAGGGGTTTGTTTATTTTTTCTAGGTAACTTTGTTTGGGATGAATATGACGATGAGCACAAGTTAACCTGGGGAATGTTACTAATGATTTTAGGTATTGCTTTTACTGTACTGGGGCTAGTGAAGACCGCTCCAATGAATGTACAAGCAGCAGAAAAGACAAATGCTTATATGGTTCAAGGAGCTGGAGTCACCGCCCACATGAATGCTTTACGATATGCTTATATGAATGAGCCAGAGCTTTTAACAACGGAAAGTGAAATTGATTTGTTAGCAAGAGCTATAACAGCCGAGCAAGGATATGGTGCAGACGAAATGGACTACTATATGACAGGTAGTGTCATTATAAACAGAATAAAGTCAGAGAAATTTCCCAACAGTTTATACGAAGTTGTATTCCAGAGCGGTCAATATCAATGTGTATCGAATGGACATATTGATAGAGAATACGACGACATTGCTTGGGAAGTCGCTGAGGAATTATTAACGGAGGGAACACAATTAAATGAACGTATCGTCTATCAAGCTGAATTTAAACAAGGAAGTGGTGTGTATGAGCAAAGAGGTAGAACCTACTACTGCTATCAGTGATAAAAAGACTGATGTAAAGAGCAGAGAAGTATTTAGTGAAGTTTTAAAAAGAGAGCAACATAAATTGGAGGGTAAAGGATGACAAGACAAGAAGCAATAGAAATATTAAAGCAAACAGATAGAGTAGGTTGCGTCTTGATTAAAGCAAATGATGTAGAATCTACAAAGTATAATCAAGAAAGCATTGAGGCTCTGAATATGGCAATCAAAGCTCTAGAGGAGCAAGATACTGTATCTTTCGACTTTGAGTTATACCAAGCAGGGCTAATGGATATGCCAAAGGGAGTGACTGATATGCTTAACAAGATAAGAGCCGAAATAGTAGATACACTATATGTTGATTCACTAATATTTGGAGAATTGATTGACTTTAAGAATGGAAAGATAAGCGCAGACGATGTTATTGAGGAATTTAATCGGGTAACAAGAATAGAAGTTTTAAAGATTATCGACAAGTACAAGGTAGAAAGTGAGGATAAAAATGAAAATTAAAAAAATAACATATTCAAACGGAAGAAATGATTTTAAGGCGATATTCACTTGCCCTTTATGTAACTACGAATATGAAGCCTGGGGATATGCAGATGGGAATTTTTACAACAATGTAATGCCAAATGCTATTTGTCCGAAGTGTGGGAAAAACGAAAAAGGCGAAGATGAGCAAGTACTTGAATCCAGGTTAGGACATACAGTAAGAATTTAATGAGAAAGCGAGGGATAGCAAATGGAAAAAGAAACATACATAGTAGGTGGATTAGAATACGATTGGCAGAAAGCCATTAAGTTGACCGAAGAACAGGCAAAGGCTATTGAATGGTTCATTGATGTATCTGATGTTGGTTATTTTATTCAGAAAGCAAGTGAAGTAAAAGACGAGGTGGAGTAAAGAGAGGAACATAAATTATGCAAGAAAGAAAACAATACAAAATTTCATTACCAATGACAGAAAAGCAGAAAAATAATGTGGAAGAATTATTGAACAAGCTTGCTAATTTCAGTGGTGTACAATGTACATTAGAGGAAATTGAAAATTCAGAAGAAGTACAAGAAGAAAAAGAATGGCCGCAAGATGGAGATGCATTCTGCTTTATTGATTCAGATGGTGATATTATAAATGAATATTTCGATTCAGATGATTCAGCATGCAAAAAGATGCTTCTTATTGGTAACTGCTTCAAAACGAAAGAAGAAGCTGAATTTGAATTAGAGCGGTTAAAGGTTCTAGCGGAGATGAAAAAGTTTGCAGAACCGAAAGATAGAAAGTGGAATAGTTTTAATGAGCATTGGTTTATATATTACCAATCTAAATTTGATGACATTTCGTACGATTTCAGACTTCAAAATAAATTTAATAGTATTTATTTTGAATCCGAAGAAAAAGTAAAAGAATGTGTAAAAGCAGTGGGAGAAGATAGAATTAAGAAATTTTATCTACGGGTTAAGGAGTAAAAATATGACAAGAGAAGAAGTAACAATTCAAGCATTGAGAAATCATATTGAAGTGCTTAAAGAACGCTTAACAGCACTAGAGCAAGAGCAAAAATACTGTGACCGCAATATCTGTACATCAAATGAGTACAATGGTATCAGATGTGAGGAATGTGAAGTAGCAAAGAGCCAAGAACATTTAGTCAACGAATCGGGTAATTTAGTCAAGGATTTAGTCAAGGATGCCATCAGTAGACAGGCGGTGTTGCAGATATTCAATGAGTGGTTTGCTTGTTGTGATATTGCAGATAAAAAAGCTAGTCCAAAAAATAAAATCAAAGCCTTATCACCAGTAACACCTATCCACAGAGATAGAACAGTCCAAGACTTTGCTGACAAATGCAGAGAATGTGGAAAGCAGAAGAAAGGGAAGTGGGTAACAAAATTTCACGGATTCCCACCAGAGCCATATACAACATGCAGTAATTGCGATTATGACATTGATTTTGAAATTAGTAAATTGGTAAAAGCAGATGCATTTACTATTGAACCATACAGACCTAATTATTGTCCTAACTGTGGAGCAGAAATGGAGAGTGAAGAATGATAGCGATTAAAGATATGGAAATGCCAAAGGGCTGTTGGTACTCTACGAATTTAAGGTTGTCGGGAATTACAACTTGTCCATTAAAAACTTATTGTTCTGAAAAGCATATTAAAGAAGCACCTTTAGATACAAGACCAAGTGATTGCCCACTGGTGGAAATCGTCACTTGTGAGAACTGTAAACACAATGGTTATTCAAGTGTTACAAGAATTTACTGTAAATTACACAAATGGTATCCTTGCAGCGATTATTATTGTGCAGATGGAGAAAGGAGAGTGAATAATGGATAAGTTAATATTCAGTACAAAACATACTTGTCTATATCTAAATACATTAGAAATAGGATTGATAATAAGCTATATGAGACAGAGTGGGATATTTACAATTAAGTTATTTATATTTGAATTTCAGATTTTTAAGAGGTGGAAGAATGAATAAAGAAGAATTAACAAGAGCTTTAAAATATACAGAAGAAAAACACAGAAATGATACAGTAGATACTTTCGATACAAACATTTCAATGATGTGTGCAGATGTGTTGAATGTGTTGAAAAATTGTATTGAGATTCCAGAGGGAGCAACCAACGGAGATATGATTAAGGCTATGTTTCCAGAATGTTGTAGTAATATGGGAAATCTTGACAATAGAATTGTTGTTGATTTTATGGGTGATTTGCATACATTTAATAAAGATTGGTGGAACGCACCATATAAGAAAGAGGTGGAAGAATGAAACTAATAATTGATATTGATGAAGAAATTCTTGAAAAGTGTAGGAAGAAAAATTATGGGGTTTGCGAAACATTGATGAATAGAATTATCAATTCTACACTGCTTACACCAGATACATTAGCAGATTTGCTAATGGAAGAAAGGATAAGAGGAGAACTGAAACAGGATATATGTTATTCAAGGGATATTGTTGATAATGTTGAATGCAATCTAACTGTTGACATTATAGACCATAGACCTTGTTATTGTGGTGCTGAATTAAGAGAAGTGTGGAGAGAAAGCGAGGGATAAGATGATTGATTCAGAGGAATTTAACAAAATATTAGGATGGATTGCTGATGAGGAAAACATAAAAAAACTATCTCCGCAAGAGTTCGGTCAGTATATAGGTGCAGCCATGGAGTTTGCAGAAAAATTAAAGCCTATATATTTAGCACATAACAAAGATAGTTTTGAGTGGATTATAAAGGATTTGTTTAAGGAGGGTGGGGATAAGAAATGAAAGAAGATTACACAGAAGTGTTTTATTATTGCCAGCCAGACAAAGCGACAACTTGTGAAAAAAGAAATTGCTATTTGAACGGTGGAAATTGTGCCCTAACAACAAATCCAATGTGGGGCAAGAAGAAAGTCACAGTTGACAAGGTTCACGTTAAACCTAGAAAGTGAGGATAAGGAATGACAAAACTATTTTTGAGTTTAGATGATGCCGTTTTAGTGGCTACGAGAGAGTTTGATATAGACCCACAGTTAGCAAGGCAAGAGTTTGAACAAAAATGTTATATCACAGACGACCAATATGTGATTGGCTATCATGACGGACTTTATGATGCAATAAAAGCAATTAAGGACAAGGCAGAAAGTGAGGATAAGGAATGAAGATTAAGAAGTCAGAGTACGATAAAAACATCGAAGACACTTACTGGAGAGGTGTTAAAGCAGGTATTGAGTTTGCTTTGAATAATCCAAACCTTGCGGCAGAATACAAAGACAATGTACCAGGATTAAAAGCAATCGTTGATAAATTAAAAGATGTAATGCAGTGTTTGGCAAATGCGTTAGATAAAATTTAGTACAATCTTATGTGTACAAATTTAATTGTTTATGTTATTATAACTAAGCAAAAACATTTAGGCAGGTGAGGACGATTCTTAATTTTTATGATTTCGAGGTTTTCAAGTATGACTGGTTAGTAGTTATAGAAAACCCAATAGAAAAAACAAAAGTAGTTATTGTAAATAATCCAGAAGAATTAAAGGATTATTTTGATAAACATCAAAATCAAATATGGATTGGATATAACAACAGAAGATATGACCAATACATTGCAAAAGGTATTTATCTTGATATGAATCCTAAAAAAATCAATGATTGGATTATTAAAGATGATAAATATGGTTATCAATTTTCTAGTTTATTCAATAAAATTATCATGATAAATTTTGATACCATGCTTAGAACAGATTCTGGTCTTAAATCCTTAGAAGGTTTTTTAGGGGAAAATATTAAAGAAACTTCTGTTCCATTTGATATTGATAGAAAACTAACTGATGAAGAAATTCAAGAGACTATAAAATATTGTACGTGGGATGTTGAAAGAACAATCGATGTTTTCTTAGAAAGAAAATCAGAATTTGATGCAGCCATGGGCCTTGTAAAAATTTTTGATTTGCCACTTACTTATATGGGAAAAACAGGTGCTCAAAGAGTTGCTAAAATTTTGGGAGGCCTTGGTCAAAAATTTGATGATGAATTTGAATTCCCTATTGTAGATACTTTAAGACTTAGTAAATATAAATATATCGCGGACTGGTATAGAAAACCTGAGAATCGAGATTATACTAAAAAACAAAGAAATGTGTCTGTAGCCGGTATTACCCACACTTTTGCATGGGGTGGTGCACACGGTGCAATAAAAAAATATCATGGTAAAGGTATTTATATTATGATAGATGTCACTGCTTATTATCCGAGCTTACAATTGCAATATCATTGGGGATATAGAAATATGGGAAATCCTGAAAACTTTGAAAAAATTCACGGTGAAAATCTAAGATTTAAAAAGTTAGGTGATAAAAAAGCAAGGCTTCCATATAAAATCGCAGATAATGCAATTTCTGGCCAGTTAAAAGATAAATATTCGCCTCTATATGACCCAAGAGATAATAATGCAATATGTGTAAATGGTCAGTTATTATTAGTAGACTTAATTGAGAAACTGGAACAAAATGTTCCAAATTTCCAATTGATACAATCTAATACTGATGGTATTTTGATTAAGATTTCAGATATGAAATATTTTGACCTAGTAGATGATACCGTATGGGAATGGGAACAACGAACTGGAATGAGAATGGATTTTAGTTTTTTCTATGAAGTTTTCCAAAAAGATGTAAATAATTATTTGTTGATAGGAAAAAATGGTAAAACAAAAACAAAAGGCGGTTATACAAAAGCACTTAGTAAAGTTGATTTTGATTTACCAATTATCAATAAAGCATTAGTTGATTTTATGACTAAATCAATTCCTGTAGAAAAAACAATAAATGAATGCAATGATTTAATCATGTTTCAAAAAATTGTAAAATTGACAGGTAAATATTGGGCAGTATGGCACAACGGTGAATATATATTTGATAAATGTCATAGAGTGTTTGCTTCAAAAAATAAGAATGATACTTATATGGGTAAATGTAAAAAGAAAGGAGCCACGATTGAAAAATTTGGCAATACTCCGGATTGCTGCTTTTTAGATAATGAAAACGTAAAAAATAAAACTGTTCCAAGTAAGTTGGACAAACAATGGTATATTGATTTGGCTAAACATCGACTTGAGCAATATGGAATAGAGGTATGAAATGCAAGAATTGTTTAAAGGATACGTTCCTACACAAAATAAGAAATGTCTGATGCCTTTTAAAAATAAGACATCCAAAGAATTGAAATCATTCAAAGAAGTTGAAAATTTATCTGAATATGCTGGAATAATTGATGACAAAGTTGTATTGATTGATATTGATGACTATGAAGAATCAGAAATATTGATGAATATAGTCGAAGATTTACAACTGGCTTGTAGAGTTTATGAGACCACAAGAGGAAAGCACTTTTTCTTTATGAATTTAGATGATAAAAATGAATACATATTAGAAAGATGTGGGACTCACAAAACCCTCGCTTGTGGATTAGAATCGGATATTAAAGTGGGTTGTAAAAACTCATATTCTATTTTGAAATATGATAATAAAAATAGAAAAATCATTTATGATATTTATGATGATGAGGAATATGAACCATTACCCAGGTGGTTAACCCCTATCAATACAAAAACCAGATTTATTGAAATGGAATCTGGCGATGGTAGAAACCAAGCTTTATTTAATTATATCTTGACACTCCAGGCAAATGATTTTTCTGTTGATGAAGCAAAAGAATGTTTGCAGCTTATCAATAAATATGTGTTGAAAGACCCGTTGTCAGATGAAGAATTAGAAACACTATCTAGAGAAGAAGCTTTTCAAAAACCCATTTTCTTTAGAAAAAATACTTTTTTATTTGATAAATTTGCTAGGTATTTAAAAAATAACAATCATATTATTAAGATTGATGGTCAGCTTCACGTTTATAGAGATGGAATTTATGTTGATGGTACGAAAGAGATAGAAGCTCAGATGATTCAATGTATTCCGGATTTAAACAAAGCAAAAAGAGCAGAGGTTTTATCATATATCGACATCATGATTATGGAAAATACAAAGATGAGTCCTGCCAATTACATTGCTTTTAATAACGGAATTTACAATTTAGAAACTGATGAGCTTGAAGATTTTTCTCCTGAAATCATCATCACAAACAAAATTCCATATAATTATGTAGAAGGTGCTTATTCTGAAGTTACAGATAAAACATTGAATAAATTGGCTTGCCAAGATGAAAATATCAGAGCTTTGCTAGAAGAATGTATTGGATATTGTTTTTATAGAAGAAACGAACTCCGTAAGAGTTTCATTCTTACTGGTGAAAAAGAAAATGGTAAATCTACATTCTTAGCTATGCTTGACAATCTGTTAGGAAAAGAAAATACAGCAGGCCTTGATTTAAAAGAATTAGGAGATAGATTTAAAACCGCTGAGTTATTTGGAAAGCTCGCAAATATAGGTGATGATATTGGAGAAGAGTTTATTCCGAATCCTTCTATTTTTAAAAAGTTATCTTCAGGAAATCCGGTCAATGTAGAAAGAAAAGGTCAAGACCCATTTGATTTTTCTAGTTATGCAAAATTGATTTTTTCTGCAAATGACATTCCAAAGATTAGAGATAAATCAGGTGCTGTATTAAGCCGTTTGGTAATTGTACCATTTAATGCTAGATTTACAAAAGATGACCCTGATTTTGACCCTTACATCAAATACAAATTGATTAAGAGGGAGCCCATGGAATATTTAATTCAAATTGGTATTCAGGGACTTAAAAGAATCTTAGCAAATCAAAAATTTACATCTTCTAAGAAAGTAGAAAAAGCCATTGCTGATTATGAAAAAGGAAATAATCCTATTTTACTTTATTTAGAAGAAGACCCTAAAATTTCTAATGAGCCTACAAATAAAGTTTATCAGGGCTATTATGAATTTTGCATGATGAACAATTTTAAACCCATGAGCAACATAGAGTTTTCCAAGCAAATCAAAAAATATTATGGGGTAGAAATTGTAAATCGTACCATAAAAGGTAAAAAATATAGAATATTTACAGAGGAGGTATAAGTATGAATGACCTAGAGTTTCAAAATGCAGTAAATAAACAACTTGATTATTGCAAAACATTACTCGGTACAAAAAAACAAGAATACAACAAGGAAATGGGTGACCGTCTTGATACATTTAAGAGAGCTGCCAACCTGCAAGGTATCACAGCAAAACAAGCATTAGCCGGTATGATGGCAAAACATACTATTAGTATTTATGATTTTATTGAAAAAGATGCAGCCGGTGAAAAAATTACAGTAGAAAAATGGACTGAAAAAATAACTGATAGTATTAACTATTTGTTATTATTAAAAGCACTTATAGAGGAGGAAAATGATGTTAAGTTATGAATCACAATACATTATAAACTTACGTAACATTTTATATAATGGAAAAAAAGAATTAAATGAAAGGACCGGGATTGTAACATACCGGGTACCATCTACTCAAATCATTGTTGACCTGGAAAAAGAATTTCCGATTTTGCAAAGTAAAAAGGTTGCTTGGAAAACTGCGGCAGATGAAATCTTATGGATGATGCAAAAGCATTCTAATGTTACAGCTGAATTAAATTCTCACATTTGGGATAAATGGACAGGTGACGATGGTACAATTGGAAAATCATACGGTTATCAAGCTGGTCAACCAGCAAGAGGCTATAAAAATCAAGTGGAATATGTGCTTGAAACTTTAAAAAAGGACCCTAGCAATCGTCAGTGTGTGATAAACCTATGGAATGTATCTGAGCTTGAAGAAATGAATTTAGTACCTTGTGCATATTCTTCAGTTTGGAGTATTATCGATGGAAAATTAAATTGCATGCTGGTACAACGTTCTGCAGATTATCCGGTTGGAGTGCCATTTGATACAACAGAATATGCATTACTTACTCACATGTTTTCAAAGCATTTAAAAGTAAAACCCGGGATTTTAACTCATGTTATGGCCGATAGTCATATTTATGAAAATCAGATTGAAGGTGTACATAAACAGTTAGACCAATTTGGTGCTATGAAAAAGAATCAATATCCTAAGCTTCAAATCTATAAAGATGATTTTTGGAAAATGACAATTGATGATTTTGAACTTTTAAATTATGAACCAATGCCGGCTATAAAATATGAAGTGGCAGTATAAGGAGGACTAAAAAATGAAAATTAAAGTTATTAAGTTTGATAATTATAAGGAGCCAGACAGGGCCCATTATAATGATTCTGGAGCTGATGTGTTTGCAGCTGAGACGGTTACTTTGTGGCCTCATGAAACTAAAAAAGTTCCAACCGGTGTAGGAGTGGAACTTCCAGATGGGTATGATATTGTAGTCCATTGCAAATCCGGTCTTAGTTCTAAAGGAATATTCGCAGCCAATGCCCCTGTTGATTCTGGCTACCGTGGAGAAATCCATGCGATTCTTTGTAACACAACAAATGATAAAATTCAAATTAAAGCCGGTGAAAAAATCGGTCAGTTAGTTGTAAGACCAGTTATTTATGCTGAGTTTGTAGATGAATTAGGTGAGGAAAGAAAAGATGGTGCATTTGGTAGCACTGGTAAATAAGGAGGACAAAATGACAAAATTAAAACAGATGAGAGAAAAAGCAGGTTTATCACAATCACAGTTATCCAAGGCAACTGGTATTCATTACAGAACCTTGCAATATTATGAACAGGGACAGATGAGTTTTGATTCTGCAAGATTTGATAAAATCATTTCAGCTGCATTGGTATTAAAGTGCAATATTGAAGACCTGATTGAAAATCAAGATATTATTGATAAGGTCAAAGAGTATCAGGCTACTCTATAAAGCCCATATTTGACCATATTCGAGTTTTTATCAATTTAATAGTAAAATTATAAGCCTATAAATCTAAAATGGATTTATGGGCTTATTTTTATTTCAAAAAAATTTTGGAAAAATATGCAAAAAAGTATGTACATACAGAAAAAACTGTAGTATAATAATTATAGTTAATAAATGAGTTACCAATGAGGAGGTACAAAGATATGAAGGTGTATAGAGATTACATTGAAAAATTAAGAAGCGAGTTTGTCGGAAAACGCATTGTGTATGAAGGCAAGTGTTACACCGTCGCAATGGTGGACTACAACGGAATTATTCACATTGACAAGCCAACTGAACACAACAAGACAACGGCGGTATATGAGCCGTGCGAAGCAAGGAAGGCATTGATTTAATATGTACCCGCCCCGGAGGTTACGAGGGTAGAATTTATTAAAGATAACTTTTAATTTATTAAGGAGGTACACATTATGAGTTATGCATTTTTTATGAAGGACACAGAAGACAGAGAGGAATTAAATTTAACAACTACATTTGATAATCTTATCAACAAGGCAGCGGCTATCCAGGAAAAGTGTGAAGATGAGATTCTTATTGCAAAGAATATGCATGTTTCTGACGATATTGCAATCAATGGAAAAGACATTACATCATTTGCACTTGGTGAACTTTGCGGAAAGCTTCAGGTTCCATCAAGATATATTGGAAGACTGATTACATCTCACAATGGAGCACTCGCAGCTGAAAACTTGAATTATTGGTTAGCTGAAGATGAAAGAAAAATTATGCTTAGAGAATATGATGGTCATATTAGAGGTGTTTTATCTGGCTCTTATAGCCGTTATGATTCACCAGAAATCCTTCAGAGTATCAATGAAGTATTTGGTAATAGACATTTCAAATTAAAAGGAAGTTTTATCAATGAAGAAAGACTTCATGTAAGACTTGTAGAAAACGAATTACTTCCGATTGATGGTGAAGACCTTTATGCAGGAATTACTTTAGATTCTTCTGATATTGGTCGTTCAGGTCTTGCGGTTAGATTTTTCGTATATAAGCAGGTCTGCACCAATGGCTTAACTGTAGCTAAGAGCTCTGCAAAAGTATTTACTCAAAAGCACATCGGAATTTCTCATGAAGATTTTAAAGCTGGTTTAGAAGATGGTCTTGCAAACTTCTCAAATATCAAAAACGAAGTTGTGGGAATGATTCAGGAAACTCATAAAATTCCCATGCCAGAAGACATCGAGGTATTATCTGAGAAGATTAAAGCTCAGACCAAACTTTCAGATGATGATATTGAAGAGGTTTATAATCTGGCCATTAGTAATTATGAGCCTACTATGTGGGGCGTTATCAATGGAATTACAGAGATTGCTCAGAAGTTTACATTGGAAAGACGACTTGAACTTGAGACTGCAGCGGGTAGTTTACTTGCATAAAATTTAAGGGACTTCGGTCCCTTAAAAATTTTTTCTAAAATATACATTTTTTAATGTACAAACAGAAAAAAGTGTGGTAATATAGATAATGTAAATAGATTATTTTTAGGAGGTACTTATTATGTATATTGTTTATGATTGTGACGGAGATATGATAGCAGATAATATTGAAACATTAGAAGAAGCGATTCAGCTTGCAGATGATGTAAATGGATGGTACGTTGAGCAATAAGGAGGTAATTATTATGACAGAGGTAAAACCTAAGAAATCACAGTTTATGGATTATGTGAGAATCAGAAACAGTGGTGTTACAAATATGTTTGACATTCGTACAGTGTGTGAGTATTCACATACAGGACTTACAAGAGAAAATTGTTTTTATATCATGAGCCATTTTATGGAATTAGCTGATGAGTATAATGTGGAGGTATAGATTATGTGTGATGAAAAAATTATGAATAAGATTAGAAATCTTTTAGATTTATCCAATAATAATCCAAATGAGAATGAAGCTATTGCTGCAGCTTTAAAAGCTCAGGAACTTATGGCTAAGTATGATATAGAGCTTGAGCAGTTAGACGATAAACCTGAGACCAGAGAAATTACAGAGGAAGTTTACCGTCAGTCCGGTAAGCATGAGATGAGGAAATGGAAATGGGGATTAGCAGGTATTATTGCTAAGAATTTCAGATGCAAATATTATGCTATAAATAAGGCAGACATTGTGTTTTATGGATATAAAGAAGATGCTAAGATTGCACTTTCTGTATTTACTTATTTATATGAAACCGGAAATAAGCTGGCTTTGAAATATTATTACCAGGTTAAAAAATCTGGTGAAAATACCAAAGGTGTAATGAATACCTATTTACTTGGATTTAGAGATGGTGTAAAATCAGTATTAGAAAAGCAATGCACGGCACTTATGATTGTAACTCCTACAGAAGTAGTTGAATCTTTTGAAGAAATGACTAAAGATTTTGGTAAGATGAATACTTCACTTTCTGTATTAGGTAGAAGCAATAAAGCCTATTCTGAAGGTAAAACCGATGGTAAAAATATGGCAAGTGCTAGAGCTTTGGAAGCATAATTTTGGTAAGAACTGTTGTAGACGTACCTCTCCTAAATATATGATTTTTCATACAAAAGATAATAAAAAATGACGTGTGTGTTTTTGTATTTTTGATTTTTTTCATATTTTCCTGCAACAGTTTTTATATAATATTAAGCATGTGTTTTTTGCACATGCTTAATTTTTTGCTATTTTTTGCTATTTTTTAAGCTTTAAAAAGTCAAGATGAAGCACTTTTTTGAGCAAAAGTCAAGATGAATTCAAGATGCGACAATTCATCTTGACTTTTTAATTTTGGGCTTCAAAGCCTTGGTATCACTGGATAAAATTGTATATACAATTCTAAAAAGTCAAGAAGTCAAGATGAATTTTTGTTTTTATACTATATATGTTTAATCAACAAAAATTTTTGTTGAAAAAAAAAATAATATATATAAATAAATAAGGGCTTTTATCTTGACTTCTTGACTTTTAACTCAAAAAAGTCAGCAATACCAAGGCTTAGAGCCAAGTCAAGATGAAAATTTTATCTTGACTTTATCTTGACTTATCTTGACTTTTTTAAAGGATAAAAACCCCGAAAGCCTTGATATGATTGACTTTAGACCAAGTCAAGATGAATCTCTTTTTACATTTAGCAAGTTTTTTGATATAATGAAGAAAGAAAAGTGAGGTAATAAGTATGGCAGCCACGTTAAAAGGAAACAAAGCAAAAGAATATTGGACAAGTGAAGAAGGCTGTGTGAGAGTCGAAGGATGGGCGAGAAACGGTCTAACTCAAGAGCAGATTGCGAAAGAGATGGAAATTTCTTTGAGCACATTGAAAAGATGGAAGAAGGACCCTGACCCGAAATTTGACCTTCTGAAGGCCGCTTTAAAAGTTACCAAAGATTATGTGGATAAACAGGTTGAATCGGCATTGTTTAAATCTGCAATGGGTTATGAATGGGAAGAGGTCACAGAAGAATGGAAGTTTAATCCGTTAAAAGGTAAGCATGAAATGATTGTGACTAAGAAGGTCAAGAAAAGAGTTGCTCCTTCAAATGCCGCTCAAATATTCTGGCTTAAGAACAGAAGACCTGATGACTGGCGAGATAAGAGATACATCGAAGATAAGGTTGAATTTGAAAATGATGGATTTATCGATGCTTTGAAAGGTCAGGCTGAAGATACATTTAAAGATGCAGGTGATATAGTTGAAGAATAAAGCACTTTTTAAATTTTCCAACTTTAGTCGAAAACAGAAAATGGTGCTTGAATGGTGGTGCCCTGGAAGTCCTTATGCGGATAAAGATGGAATTATCTGCGATGGTTCAATCAGAGCTGGTAAAACTACTGCAATGGCTTTTAGTTATGTCATGTGGGCTATGGATTCTTTCGATGAAGAGAATTTTGCTCTTTGCGGTAAGACCATAAATTCTTTAAGGCGAAATGTTATAAAGCAATTAAAGCATATTCTAATGAGTCGTGGGTATAAGATGAAAGAGCACCGGTCCGAAAATTATATCACTATTACAATGGGTGATGTATCAAATGACTTTTATTTGTTTGGCGGCAAAGATGAAGCCAGTCAGGACCTTATCCAAGGTGTTACTTTAGCAGGGGTTTTCTTTGATGAAGTTTCTTTGATGCCAGAATCATTTGTAAATCAGGCCGTAGGTCGTTGTTCTGTAGAAGGTGCAAAATATTGGTTCAACTGTAACCCTGATTCTCCTAGTCATTATTTCAAAGAAAATTGGATTGATGATTTATCAGGAAAAAATCTGATAAGAATTCACTTTACAATGCATGACAATCCTAGTTTAAGTCCTAAGACGATTGCTAGATATGAAAAGCTGTTTACCGGTGTTTTCTACGATAGATTTATTCTAGGTCTATGGGTAATGGCACAAGGACTTATTTATCCTATGTACCAGGAAGCTTTGATTGATGAATTGCCATCTAACAATATAGAACGGCATGAAATCAGTATTGACTATGGTACTATGAATGCTTTTGCTGCAATTCAATGGGATAAAATTAAAAATATCTGGTATGGTACCAGAGGCTATTACTACTCAGGAAGAGACACTGGAGTTCAAAAAACAGATGATGAATATTTAGCAGACATAGAAGAAGCATTTTGTGATATAATATCAGAGTATAGAAAAGCTGCCGATGAGGCAAAAAAATATAATGAGTTTCCTCCAGAAAAAATTCGTGTTATAATTGACCCGTCGGCAGCTTCTTTTATAGCCTTGTTAAGGAAAACAGATTGGGCCAAGGTGGTAAAGGCAGACAATGCAGTGTTAGATGGTATACGAGAAACTGCTTCTGCAATCCACCAAGGCTTAATCAAAGTTTTGGATAACAAATCACTAAAAGACTGGAAAAAAGAAGCCGGCGGTTATGTTTGGGATGAAACAGAAAAAGAAGATAGACCTGTAAAGATAGATGACCATTACATGGATGCTACAAGATATTTTGTTAAGACTAAGCACCTTGTTAAGGTAAGGAGGGAATAATGTATACCTACCAAGATTTAGAAGAAGTTCTTGAAAAAAATTCTGAAACAGAAACGATGAAGTTCGTCAGAGATGTGATTGTTAAGCATGAAGCCTCTGACGATTTTAAGATTGCAAAAGATGCAAGAGAATATTTCAAGCATAAGAATGTTACAATCAATAATTTTCAGAAATTGCTTTATACAGTTACAGGAAAAGCTATTCCTGATAATTACTCTGCTAATTTTAAAATGGCAAGTAAATACTTTTACAGATTTGTCACCCAAGAAAATCAGTACTTGTTAGGAAATGGTGCAACTTGGGAAAAGTCTTCCACAAAAGATAAACTAGGCACTAGAAAATATCCATTTGATACACAGCTGCAGATTGCGGGTAGAGAAGCATTGATTGAAAAAGTTGCATTCTGCTTTTGGAATTTGGACCATGTAGAAGTTTTTAAGTTTACAGAATTTGCTCCTTTGTTTGATGAGAGAACTGGTGCTTTAAGAGCAGGTGTAAGATTTTGGCAGATTGATAAAAATAAACCACTTCGTGCGACACTTTACGAAGAAGATGGTTATACCGAATATATTTGGACTGATAGAACAAAAGTAGATGCAGGAGAAATTTTACAAGATAAAACACCCTATGTGTTAAATACCAGAACTACTGAAGCAGATGGAATTGAGATTATTGATGGACAAAATTATCCATCATTTCCTATTATCCCATTGTATGGAAATTCATCCAAGCAATCAGAGCTTGTAGGAATGAGAGAACAGATTGACTGTTATGACTTGATTAAATCAGGTTTTGCAAATACAGTAGATGAAGCATCACTTATTTATTGGACTTTAAATAATGCAGGCGGAATGGATGATATTGATTTAGTTCAGTTCGTAGAAAGAATCAGGTCATTACATGCTGCAGCTATGGAAGACGGTGTAAATGCAGAGCCTCATTCAATAGAAGCACCTTATGCTTCAAGAGAAGCTTTGCTTGATAGACTTCGTTCTGATATGTATGAAGATGCTATGGCACTTGATACGAAAGCATTAGCATCTGGTGGTTCTGTTGTAACTGCTGTAATTAAAGCCGCCTATGAGCCATTAGATGATAAGTGTGATGAATACGAATATCAGATAACTCAATTTATTGATGCTCTTTTGGAATTAACAGGAATTGACGATAATGCTACCTTTACAAGGTCAAAAATCATCAATGCTTCTGAAGATATTGCAACTGTATTATCAGCACGTGATTATCTAAGTGAAGAATATGTGACAAAGAAAATTTTGACCCTATTAGGTGATGGTGACCAGGCCGATGATATACTTAAAAATTTGGATTCTGAGGCATTAGAACGTTTTAATAGTATAAATAATCAAGGTAACGGAAAAAATGCGACAGAAAGCGAATTAGGAGCCTCTGGGACTGCTTCTGAAGAATAGTAAATAGGTATTATATTATTTTAAATAGTGTGGTATAGTATAAATGTATACTGTATCGCACTATTTTTTAACTAGGAGATTATTATGGCAGACATCGCACATAAACAAACAGATGAGCTAATTCGTGAGCTTGATGAAAAACTTAAAATGGTTTATGCCTTGGCAAATCAAGAAATGCAGGAAAAAGCTGATAGCTATTTTAAGAAATTTGAAGCAAAGGATAAAATTAAACAAGCACAAGTGGCATCTGGAAAAATCACCGATAAAGAATATAAAGAGTGGAGAAAAGGCCAGATTTTAATTGGCGATAAATGGAAAGAGATGCGAGAAACTTTGGCTAGTGATATGACTAACACAAATAAAATCGCTGTTGACATTATCAATGGGCATAGACCTACTGCTTATGCTTTAAACCATAACTATTCTATTTTTCAGGTTGAAAAAGATTCTCTTACAGATACATCTTTTACGTTGTATTCACATGAAAGTGTAGAAAAGCTCATAAAAGATAATCCTGATATTTTACCAAAATGGAAAATTGATAAAGCTAAAGATTATCAGTGGAATTATAAGAAAGTAAATAGTATTACTACACAGGCTATTTTACAAGGTGAATCTATTCCAGAAATTTCTAAAAAATTAGCAAGTGGTCTTTGTACTCAAAATAATAATCTGATGAATACTTTTGCCAGAACAGCCATTACTGGGGCTCAGAACAGCGGAAGAATGAATGCTTATCATAGAGCAAAAGATATGGGAATTAGCATGAAAAAAGTCTGGCTTGCTACTTTAGATGGTCGTACTCGTCATAGTCATAGAATGCTAGATGGTCAGAAAGTTAATATTGATGAGAAGTTTGATAATAAGTGCTTATTTCCCGGAGACCCTTCCGGACCGGCTAGTGAGGTTTACAACTGTAGATGTACTTTATTGAGTCAGCCAACTGGTGTAGATTATAAAGTTTCTGATTTAACCAAAAGAAATGAGAAGCTTGGTAGTATGAGCTATGAAGCATGGCAAAATTTCCATAGTTTCGGGTTATCTAATGGAATTATGCCAGATGTGAATATTACAAATGTCTGGTTAGGCAAAAAGTATGGTCATGTTTATAATCTTATGAAATATAGCACTTTGCCGGGTCACGGTGCTGATGCTAATAATTTCTTTTATGCTTTGAAAGAGATAGGGCAAGAAACCGGTATAGGAAATCCACCTAAGGTGTGGGCAAGTTATCTCGCAGGAGACCTCGACGATGACCAAATTGCAAAATTTGAAGGTATTCTAATGAAATATCTGCCTGATTCTACTGTAGATAAAATTGAAGATATTGCAGATGCATTATCTCATGATGATTTTTTAGAATCCATTAAAGATATAAGTATCTGGAGTGACCAGATTTCACCAGAAGCATTTGGTTATATGCATCAAAAGGTAGGTAATGATTCTCTTGCTAAATTTTGGGATGATTATAAAGCAGGAAAAATTTCTGACCCTGAGCTTGATAAACTTTTGGGATTTAAAGGTACTACAACTGTCGCAGATAAAATTGATGATATTTCAGATGCTGAGGATATGAAGAATTTCGAAGAAATTCTTAAGAAATATTTGCCAAAGCAGGCACCTGTAACAGAAAATCCGTATGCGGGATTTAAAATATTAAGCGGTCAAGAATCTGATGAATTTTTAAAAAAATATCATAATAAGCAGTTAATTGGAAAAAAAGGTCAAAATACAATGGACGGGAAAACTGCTAGTGATATAAATAACGCTTTAAGAGAAGGAAAAGAAATAACTGATCAAAAATATTTAGATATTATGAAAAAATTAGATGACGGGATTGATTCTAATATTATTCCAGATGATATGGTATTTTATAGAGGAATATCCAGTGGATCACTTAAATTATCCGGTGATTTTGGCGATTTTCCTGTAAATGGAACAGTTGATGAACAATTAAAATGGGCAAAAACTAAAATCGGAAAAAATATCTCAGATAAAGGTTATTTGCAGGTGTCCGCTTCAACAGAAAGAAGTTATACACAATTTGAAGATTTAGGTCTTATGATAAAGACTAAAGAAGGAACTCACGCATATATCAGCGATTATTTAGAAGAATCTGAGGTAATATTTGCAAAAAATTCCAAATTAAAAATAGTTGATGCACAGATTGAAATTGCAAAAACTCAATATGGAGATGCTATACCAAAATTGCGACTTGTTTGTGAATTTGATGACGCCGCAGATGTTGCAAAAGCTGTAGATAAAATTGATGATATTTCAGATGCTGCAAAAGAAGCAGAAGCGGCTTTAAAGATTCCCAAAGGAAATCCTATGACAAAAGAGCAGGCTGACAATTATAAAGTAAATGTATTTTATGATAAAAGTGAAGCTACACTTACCAATTGCCAAGCTACGACATTTGCTTATGAATGCCGTTGCCAGGGATATGACGTAGTAGCACTTCCTAAAGATAAGTCATTAAAAGAAATATTTGATTTACAAGATGATTTAGCAGATGACCCGTCTAAAGCATGGATAAATAAAGCAACAGGTAAGCCACCCAAACATGAACTGGAATGGTGGAGTGTAGGTAAAGATAGTCCTACTAATGCTGAAATGATAAAAGCAATCGATGATGCCGTAGGACATAATGGAGAAAGATATGCAATTTCTCTTGTAAATAATTCTGGTAAATCTGCGCATATTATAAATATTGATAGAGATGAAAATGGATTTCTTAGAATCGTAGATAACCAAAGAGGACCTTTAGAAAAGAATACGTGGATAGGAGGTTACGAGGTAGAAAATTATTTACAGAATTTTAAAACTATCAATTATTTGATAAGACAAGATGATTGTGTTCCAAATCCTGAGTATTTTAATAAAATTCTAACCAGTGCAGCAAAAGCAAAACCCGATTTACCCGCTACTGCTTCTTCATTTGCTGATTATACTAAACTAAATAAATTTGTCAAAGATAACAATTTAGGAAAAACATCTGAATACTATAAAAAATGGAAATACGGCCTCATTGATAATGATGACCTAAATAACTTATTAAAATCAACAAAGACTGAGAGTAAGCTTAATAATAAAATTGATAGCATACTTGCTACAAAAACTTATACTGAAGCTCTTGACAGTCTTGATGATGATATTGCAAAAGAAGTTAAAGAAATTATAGAAGAAATAGCCGAGGCCAATGGTGTAACTTATGCTGAATACTGGAGTGATTATGCCAAAGGTAAACTTATTGACCCGGACCTAGATAAGCTGCTAAAAGATGTTAAAGTATATGATGATAAAATTAGTGATGCTTTAAAAAAATATAAAGATGTGAGTATTTGGGATAATGATTTTGATGAGGCAGTTTTAAACGTAATACAAGATACGGTGTTTAAACCAGGACAAAGCTATGATGAATATGAAAAAGCAGTAGAAGAATACTGGGAAAAATATAAACTTGGTAAAATTAAAGATGCTGATATAGATAAACTTTTAGGTATCGACCAGAAAGGCTCAGATTTAGCAAATAAAGCCGATGAAATATCTAAAGCTAGTAAAATACTGTCTGATGTAAATAAAGCCCAAAATGGGCTAGATATGGACCTTATAAAGGATAAGAGTGCTAGTAAAGTATGGAAAGAATTAAATGAAGCAAAAGCAGGAGGCGGTAAGTTCTGGAGTGATATTACCGAAATAGGTAAACAGCAGGGAATAAAACCAGCAGAAGTCTGGAAAAAATATCTCACAGGTGAATTAGATACGGATGATGTGAAAAAAATTGAAACCCATCTTGTAAAGCTGTATAAGAAGGCTGATGATGTTACAGATAATATTAAGAAGACATTACCGAAAAATTTTCTTGACATGGATGATACAATGTCACATGATGTCATTGAAATGATAACCCCTAAAGCGCCTGGAATTAAGGGGCCGTCGCAATATTATAAAAAATGGCTCAATAATGAAATAGTGGATATTGATTTAGATAACTATTTCAAAGTGCCAACAGTAACACCAAAGCCGGCTACATCTGAGACTATAAATGTTTTAGATGCTGTTAAAGACAAAAAAGTGTCTACAATCTGGAATCAATTAAAAGATGAAGGTGGTACTACTTATAGCCAGTGGTGGAAAATAGTAGGTGATATTGGTAAATCTTATGACAAAAAGCAGTCAGCAACCTGGGACTTATATTTAGAAGGAAAACTTAAAGATGATGAAAAAGAAAAAATAGAGAATTTCTTACTTAAACATTATCTTAAAAAATCAGATGATAAAGCTGATGATTTATTAAAATTGAAAGCATCCTTACCAAAAGATAGTTTTATAGATGCGGTAAATACATTTGATGATGATGTTGCTGAAAAAATTTGGAATTATGTGGGCGATAATCTTTCGGTAAAATATAAAATGAGTACAAAAGAAACTTGGCAAAAATATATTGCAGGTGAAATCAAAGATAAAGACCTGGATGATTTATTAAAATCTACTATAAAACCGGTTGCCAAAGTTGTTGAAGCTAAATCAGATGATTTAATTAAAGCAGAGAAAAAATTAAATGACTTACAAAGTAAGCTGCAAAAATACGAGTGGTATAATAATAAGATTGATGTTCAAGGTGAAGTCCTTGAATTTACAAAAGATGGCAAAAAAGTTTATGCATATAGTATCGATAAGGGAAATGACCTTTTAAAGCAAGGAGCAGTGCCATCTAATAAATTCACGGAAGACTTCGCAAAATCACTTAAAGGAGTAAAGCAAGATGATTTACTAAACGATATAGACGACATAAAAAAGAAAATTGTTGATTTATCGTCCAATAAATCTGATGAATTAGTTAAGGCAGAAGAAAAACTTAAAAAAGCTCAAGATGCATTAAGTAAACAACCGAATAAAACTTATTCTGGTATATGGAAAGAAGATGTTACACTTGCAGATTATGAAAGTAAAAAGAATGTCATAAAAGGCAAAAAAGAATATTATCATTCGCAAATTGAAGAGCTAGAGCATTGTATAGATGACCCTGATAGCTGGCAATATAAAAAATATGGAGGTGAAACAGGACTTAATAAGAAAATTGCAGAATTTGAAAAATATCTTGATGACTTAGACGATTTCGAAACTGAAGGTAAAAAATATGCTAAACTTCAAAAAGAAGTGACAAAAGCACAGCAAGAAGTAATTAAAAATACTCCAGTTGGCGAAGCATTTTCACAAGCTAGAAAAGATGCTGCAGTATGGGGAAAAAATAAGACTGATGATTATAAACGAGTTGATAAAATATTTGACCCTCATGCTAGAGAAGTTCATGCTACAAGAACGGCAAAAGAAACAGCGGCATATATGGATTATACAAGTGCATCTGGTCCTTATAACAAGCCGCTTGTAGGTTTTGATTCTCCAGATGGTACTGGTAAAGAGGGCTGGACAGAAAAATATTGGGTAGGACCTGGAAAAGTTGATATTGATAAACGAGGTCGTGGTGATAAAATTAGGGCATTAACTACTTTAGTGGAAAAATCCACGTACGATTTTGATTTTTGGATGCAGTCTTCTCAGGATTTTGCAACATTAGAAGGTAAAGAAGGCTTTTTGGGAATTCCTTATGGGGCTCTTCAAAATATGAAAGATTCAGATTTTCAAAAATTTATAGGTACAACTGCTGAATTACCACAATTTATTTCCGGAGCAGTAAATAAAGGTGGTGGAACATATAATCCAGGTGATATGAGACTAAATATTTATGTACCAAAAGGGTCGGAAGCTTTATATGTATTAGAAGATGGTACATTTTCAAAACATGAGCATGAAATGATTCTTCAAAGAGGAGGTACTTATCGAATAATAAATATGTATTGGGGTAAAGACGAAATAAACGGCGGCAGAAAATTGTTTGTAGATATGGAGCTTCATCCGGAAATGGGATATGACAAATTCCAGCAAACGAAATCAAAATAAAAAGAAGAGGATTTATTCCTCTTCTTTTTCATAATAATCACATTCTGCCCCTTCGAATAAAACATCATAGGGTTTAGAATCTGTATAATACATCATGCAATTTAGTTTCGCTGGGCCATCGTTCAATGGACTGTCTCCATGTCTATGTACACATGTATTACAATATACTGGATTGGGTCTTTTTGCACCGGTCATCGCGGCTTGCTCATCTTGTTTTTCTTTCATGGCTTTATATTCTTTTTCATCCATAATATCTATCCTTTCTTTAATTCATTTGATACTAATTGCCTATACTCAGTAATATGATTCATAACAGCTGGCTTTAGATATGGCTGCGGCTTTGTTTTAGATGTTCCAAATTCCACATAGGGTGCATATTCTACATTAGTACCTATATAGGCAGTGTCCTTTTTAACAGTATGAGAAATGGAATTTCTAAGATTTCCAGTGTCAACTGGGCAATTCATTTTTGCATAGCTCTCAGCCACCAGACCTATTATTTCTAATGCTCTTTGGATTGCATCATCTTTTGCTTTTATTGCTTCATTTTTATGACTTACAAATTCTGCCATTATTTCTCCTTATAAAAATAATTGATAAGCTGCTGTGAACGGGTTCCATCACATATTTCAAATGTATGCTTGATTTTGTTTTCTTCAATTACTAAAGGAAATCCTGTATTTTTCTCAGGGTGAGCTTCTTTTTGGATATAGTATTTGAAGTTTTTCATTTCACCTAAAAATTCCATTTCAGGAAAATCAATAGATTCTACAAATTCTTCAATGGTCATATAAATCACCTCCTAACTATTATAACATGTTTCTAAATAGAGCAAAAGCCCTACAGTTAAGTAGGGCAAGTGCTTAATCTACGATGCATTCATTCTGATAATATTGAAGTGTCTTTTGAGCATCTGCTAGGCTCTCCTTGGTGGATTCAAGGACCTGCTCTTTGGTGCAGAATAACAAATCAAAAGAATCAAATTCACCTTTTGAAATTTTATCTAGTTTATTTTGGTATCTTTCTACATTTGCTTCTGCATTTTTTAAATCGTGTTTATAGATAACATTAAACTCAAATCTTCTGAGAAGCTCTGCATAAGATGTAGCTGAATAATAGTAAGCTTTGCTGTTTTCGTCAAATACCACCCAATATTTATTTCCAGCTGACGTAGAATGTTTTCTTAAGATAGAACCATTTGGATATTTAGTTCTGAAAATTTCATTTGCTCTTGCTTCTGTCATAATATGTACCTCCTATATGAAAAGTTCTTATTTAGCTATAATTATTATACTACTTTATCGGTAGCTTGTACACCTTTTTTTGTATATTTTTTTCCACCGGTAATTGCTGTATAATTAAGTATGGTAAACGAATGGCAAAGAATAGCCTACGAAGAAAAGGAGATTTTATCATGGCACTTACAAGAAAATTTTTATCTGCTCTAGGAATTGAGTCAGACAAGATTGATGAGATTATCACAGCTCATACTGAAACAGTTGACGGATTGAAGGAACAGCGAGACCAATTTAAAGCTGATGCTGAAAAATTACCAGATGTCCAGAAAGAGTTAGAAACAACAAAAACAGAATTAGATTCTTTGAAAGAGTCTGCAGAAAAAAATGGTAACAATCCTTATAAGGAAGAGTATGACAAGCTCAAAGCTGAGTTTGATAAGTACAAAGAAGACCAGTCTGCAAAAGAAGTTCTTGCGAATAAGACTTCTGCTTACAAAGCTCTTTTAAAAGAAGCTGGTATTTCTGAAAAGAGAATTGATTCAATCATTAAGGTATCTGCTGATGCAATCAATAAGCTTGAGCTTAAAGATGACGGTTCTGTAAAAGATTCGGAAAACATCGTTAAAGGTATCGGAGAAGAATGGGCTGATTTCAAGGTCCAGGAAGGTAAAGTTGGTGCCAATACATCTGTTCCGCCTGCAAATAATGGAGGAGAACCAAGAGCAAAGAGTAGAGCCGCTCAGTTGGCAAGTCAGTATCATACCAACTTATATGGCTCAAATAATTCAAAGGAGGATTAGTAAATGTCTTTTAATGCAAGCTCAACTGGAAAAGCTTTTGAACCTGGCTGGTTCTTAGCAAACAATGAAGATTGTACAAGAGAAACAAGACAGATTTCAGCAACTGGTGTTGCCGCTGATGCTGATGGTCAGAAGATTGTTAAGGGTGGTACTGTTTACAGTATTACAACTGGCACCGGAAACGACGCTGTTACAGATTACATCGGAATTGTATATGAAGATGTAAATGTAACTTCTGGTAATATGCCAGGTTCTGTTGTTACAAAAGGTGAAGTTTATGAAGACAGATTGGCAGAAACACTTACTTCTGCTGTTAAAACCGCTCTTGAAGCAAAAGGATTCAAGTTTAAAACTGTTCCTACTGTGACAAGACCTGAAAATGTTTAATAAGGAGGATTTAAGAAATGGCATGGAAAAATGACATTTTGGGATTCGTGCCCAATGAAGACTGGTTAGATGTAGGGTTTAATGTAACTCGTCAGAATGACCCAGTTGATAGTGTCTTAGGAGATGATAAGACAGACAATCTCATGGCTAAGTGGGAAAGCATTGCTTCTGAATATCAGATTCCTGTTATGGCACAGTTCCACGGATTCGATACAGAGTCTCAGAAGACTTTCAGAGCTCCTATCGATACCCACAATATTGAGAAAGGTCTCATTAAGGTTAAGATTAACCAGTCTGAAAGAATGAGAGCTTTACTTCGTACAGGAGTTCGTGATTCTGAACTTTATGACTATGTTATCAATGACGGTGTTCGTCTTGCTGACCAGGTATTTACTCGTTCTAAGGTTGCTAAGAATGAGTTGCTTGCTACTGGTAAAGTAACTATTAAAGAAAATAACCTTGACCTTACTGTTGATTATGGTGTACCTGCTTCTCAGTTAGCATACACATTGGATTTCTCAGCAAGTGCAGCTCAGGATATTCCTTCTCAGATTCAGGCAATCATTGATGCAGCAACTGCAGTTGGTGTTACCTTGACTGGTATTTATACATCAAAAGCAAATATCACAAGACTTCGTCAGAATGTTGATATTCAGAAAGCAATCAATGGAAACGTTGGTGCAGGTGCATTGGTTAAAAACCAGGATTTGGCTGCATACCTTGAAGAGGAATTTGGTATTACTCAGATTATTACCAATGACCTTACTTATGGTGCTTCAGCTACTATCGGTGCAAACGGAAGACCTGTAATCTCTACACAGAGATACTTCCCTCAGGATAAGGTAACATTCTTTGCTGCAAATCCTGCTGGAAAGCTTGGTGTTGGACTTTGGGGAAATCCTCCGGAAGTAGATGCTGCTAACTTCTATAATGTAAATACTGAGCCTTCAGTTTCACCTTATGTATATGTAATGCAGTGGATGGAAACTGACCCTGCAGTTCTTTGGACCAAAGCTTCAGGTTTATTTATGCCTGTACTTTATAACCCTAATTCATTGTTCATTGCAACAGTAAATACAGGAGCATAATATGTACAAAGTAATTAAATACTTTACAGATTTGCAGGATAATAATCACCCTTACGAGATAGGTTCTACCTATCCTCGTGAGGGATTAAAAGTTACCAAGGCTAGAATCAATGAGTTAAAAGGTTCTAAGAATAAACAAGGAACTCCATTGATTACTGGAAATGATGACAATGTTGATGTTATCAAAGAAGATGTAAAGAAAGAAGAAAAGATTGAAAAAGAAGAAAAGACTACTAAGTCTACTTCTTCTAAATCTAAGAAAAAGGATAGCTGATATGTTAAATGAAATTTGTAGAGAATTACACAACTATTTTGAAACAAGCAAATACTTTGGAAGATTTGTAATATCAAACGGAGAAATTGACTTGTCAGATTTAGTTGAAGATGGTTCTTTACAAGAAGGTCAGTATTTTAGAATCGTAGGTTCTGTCTTTAATGATGGAATTTATGAATATCCTGCTTCTAATTTGAAAGATGAAATCTTCAAAGATGGAGCAGTCTGGCCATTAGCTATTCCAAAAGAGTTAGTAGAATTATCCGCCGAAATTACAGATTGGAATGAAAAAAATGGTTCTGTTTTAAACTCCCCCTTCCAGTCAGAGAGTTTCGGCGGTTATTCTTATACAAAAGCGAGTGGTAACAACGGAAGCGGTACTTTTACCTGGAAAGACCAGTTTGCTAGTAAATTAAATCCTTGGAGGAAAGTAAGATGTCGCTATTAGATGAATACATGGAAAATTGTGTTATTTTAAATAGTGCCTTAGTTGACGATGGTTATGGAGGTTATAAGACAGAATGGACAGAGGGAGCAACCTTTAAAGCCGCAGTTGATTTGAATAATTCCATGGAAGCAAGAATTGGTCAAACACAGGGAACAACTGCTTTATATACCGTGACAACTAGTAAGGTTTTAAACTTACAATATCACAACGTTTTTAAAAGACTTAGTGATGGAAAAATATTTAGAGTCACATCAGATGGTGATGATAAAAAAACACCCGAAAGTGCTACATTAGATATGAGGCAAGTTTCGGCAGAAGAATGGAGATTACCAGATGAATAAAGAACAAGCTTTAAAATCATTTTGGGAATCTTTTGGAATTCCTGCTTATGATGAAACCACTGTTCCAGATGGTGCAACTCAGCCATATATTACTTATTCAGTAAGCACTGGTTCGTTAGATGACATAATAAATCTAAATGCCAGTTTGTGGTATTATTCTAAATCTTGGGAAAATATCACAAAGAAAAAAGACGAAATTGCTGAATACATAGGAGTAGGTGGTAAAGTCATCAAAATTGATAAAGGTTATCTATATCTATGTAGAGGTACCCCATTTGCTCAAAGAATGGCAGATACCAACGATATGATAAGAAGAATATACCTTAATGTACAAGCAGAATTTTTAACAGAAAATTAAGGAGGAAAAAGATGGGAAGATATTCAGTTATTCCTGAGAATACATTTGATGCATTACAGCTTGATGCCGGTGTACTCTTAAAGAGATTTGATATTGAAGCCGCTGCTCGTGGCGAAATCGGATTTACTGATGCTGACATTTTGTGTGCCACAACTGGTGGTGTAAACCCCACTTGCACACCTACATATTCTGATTTTGCAGAAGATGTTGATAATGCACCAGTAAATGTAATGGAATTTAAGCATCTTGATGGATGGGATGCTAAAATGACAACCACAGGTCTTGGAACTAGTCCTGAATTGATTCAGATGCAGTTGGGTGCAGCTGATATTGTAGATGGTACAAAGATTGTACCTAGACGAGATTTAAAGCAGACAGACTTTAAGGATTTATGGTGGGTTGGTGATAAAGCAAACGGTGGATTAGTAGCAATTCAGTTAAAAAATGCTTTATCTACTGGAGGATTTTCCATTCAGACTTCAAAGAATGCCAAAGGTCAGTTAGCACTTGAATTAACTGGTCACGTTTCTTTGAAGAATCAAAATGAAATTCCTATGGTATTTTATTCTATCGACGGTGAAATTACCGTTATTCCTGATATTGTATTAAGCAGAAGTAATGTATCTATTACTGCTGAAGAAACTTATACTTTATCTGCTACAACCACACCTGCTGGCCAGGATGTAAGTTGGACAACTTCAGATGATACAGTTGTGACCGTATTAGATGGAACTATTACCGGTGTAGCAGCTGGAACAGCTGTAATCACAGCTACCATGGTATATGATGGTACATCTTACACTGATACATGTAATGTAACGGTAACATCAACAGGTGCATAATGATAATAAGAAGGGAGTTTAAAACATTATGAAATTATCTGATTTTAAAGGCGACGAAGCATTAGATGTGCTCGCCGATTTAATTGAACCAGCTGCCAAAATTATGGCGGACAAAGAAGTAGTTAAGATTTATAAATCAGGTCAGCCAAAGATAACTTTGGTAAAACATGTGATTAAAAATCACAAATCAGAACTAATTGAAATTCTTGCTACATTAGACAAAAAGGACCCGAAAGAATATGCCAAGGAATTGACACTCGTAACTCTTCCGATTAAGCTATTGGAACTTTTAAATGACGAAGATTTAGTAGCGGTTTTTCAATCGCAGGGACAGAACATGGCACAGACCTCATCTGGCTCTGTTATGGAGAATATCGAGGTCGAAGAGAAATAAGACCTTTTTTGCGGTATGTTGTAGCACGACATAATGAAAAAACTCGTGATATGACATACCGTATTTTTATTTCTAATGAATTACACATTCTCAATAGTAATATATCAGAATACATAGGTGGAAAACAAATGAGCCAGAGTTATTATGATGTGTTATTCCCTCAACCAGAGGAAACCAGAAGTGCTGAAGAAATAATAGAAGGTCTCAAGAAGAAATTACAGGAGATTTAGCATGGATGTATTTGATTTAGCTGCTAAACTAACATTAGATTCAAATGAATATGATAAGGGGCTTACCAGTGCTGAAGGAAAAGGAAAATCTTTTATTGGACTTTTAGGCGGAGGTTTTGCAGCTGCAGCCGGTACGGCAGCTACTGCTATTACTGCTGCTGGTGCAACCGCTGGAGCAGTAATTGGTAAAATAGGAGCCGATGCTGTAAAATCTTATGCCAATTATGAACAGTTAGTAGGAGGCGTGGATAAATTATACGGCGATGCCAGTGAAAAACTTCAAGATTATGCTAATGAAGCATATAAGACATCTGGTATGTCAGCTAATGAATATATGGAAACTGCGACTAGTTTCTCTGCTGCATTAGTAAATTCATTAGGCGGAGATGTAAATGCGGCAGCCGACCAGACTGATTTAGCTATGCGAGCTATTTCTGATAATGTAAATACCTTCGGCTCTGATATGGAATCCGTTCAAAATGCATTCCAAGGTTTTGCAAAGCAGAACTATACCATGCTGGACAACTTAAAGCTCGGATATGGCGGCACCAAAGAAGGTATGGAGCAGTTGATTAAAGATGCAAATGAATATGCCGCTGCAAATGGTCAAGCTGCTAATTTAACAATTGATTCATTCTCAGATATTGTAACTGCAATTGATTTAGTCCAGCAAAAACAGCATATAGCAGGGACTACAGCAAAAGAAGCAATGACTACAATTGAAGGTTCTGCTACTGCTACAAAAGCTGCTTGGGAAAATGTAAAAACAGCTATAGCTGGTGGCGGAGATTTAACAGGTGCAATGAGTGGCTTAATTGATTCCTTATTTGGTGTAGGTGAAATTGAAGGAAAGAAAACTGGATTTCTTAATACACTATTTCCTGTTATCACAGAAACATTCGAAGGCGTTGCTGATTTCTTAGAACAGACTGCTCCTATTATTGCAGAAAAGCTTCCTGAGTTAGTAGAACAATTAAGACCAGCAATTAGTAGCATAGCTGAATCCGTAGGATTGATTTTAAGTGAAGTTTTACCTGGTTTAGTAGATGTATTAGGACCAGTTGTAGAAGAAGTTGTAGGAACCATTTGGGACACTGCCAAAGAATCATTAGAAGAAAACGGTGGAGTCATTGGCGGATTGATTACTGTTTTAGACACAGTGATTGAAAAGACAGGTGAGATATTCGATTTTATTTCAAATCATAAAGAGCTTTTGACAAATCTTGCAATTGTAATTGGCTCAGTAGCAGCTGCTATAGGAATATATAACGGAGTTGTTGCTATCCAAACGGCATTAACAGCGGCCAATATAGCAAAAACCATTATTCAAGCTGCCGTTACAATGGATGCCGCCATTGCTCAATTAGCTTTAAATGCACCTATGATTGCTACCATCGCAATTATTGCAGCTGTCATAGCAGTTGTGGCTCTTCTAATTAAAAACTGGGATGCGGTAGTTGATACATTAAAGAAAGTATGGTCATTCATTAAAACTAGTTTTCTATCAGTATGGGATTCAGTTAAAGAAAAAGTAAGTGAAACGATTGAAAAAATAAAAACTTCTTTTGGTGATTTGATAGATAAGGCAAAAAATTGGGGCAAAGATATGATTGACAACTTTATCAATGGTATCAAAGAGAAATGGGAAGCTTTAAAACAAACAGTTTCAAATGTAGCACAAAGTGTAAAAGATTTTCTAGGATTCTCAGAACCAAAAAAAGGACCCTTATCAAACTTCCATACCTATGCTCCAGATATGATGAACTTGTTCGCAAAAGGTATCAAAGAAAATTCTAATAAAGTAACAGATGCTATTGAAGAAAATATCACACTTCCTGCTGCAAAAAGTGTAAATGGTATAAAAGGTTCAGTTACAAATGTTGAAGATAATGGTATAATAGATTACGGAAAGTTAGCAAATGCAGTAGCATTGGCACTTGAAAAATCTGGATTAGCAGTTGAGATTGACAATAGGGAATTTGGTAGAGTTGTGAGAAAGGTGGTAACAGTTTAATGGAATTTTATTATAAAAATTCACAGGGTAGAGTCATAGACTTTACCCAAGCACCTTTTATTGGCATGTTGAGTAATGACTTATTCAGTTATTCATGGGATTATATTACTCAAGGACAGGCGGTACAGAAGATAGTCAAATTTGAAAAGCTGATGAAAGAAAAGCAATTCAATGTGGTTATCAGTGGTGAAGATGAAAGTGATTACCTGGGAAACCTTGATAAATTTTTACAGTATATTGATGTTGACATTGACAACCTAAAAATGGGTGAGTTGCATGTAGGAAAGTATTTCCTTGAGTGTTACATCATCGCAAATAGTAAAGGTTTTCGCTATCTAAATACCACAAAGACAAAGGTGCAATTATCCATCGTGTGTGAAAAAGGTAATTGGCAGTCAAGCGAGTTGTTCTCATACATTTCTGATGATGACCAATCAGAAGATACTGGAACAGGTATTGATTATCCTTACGATTATCTCTATGACTTTTCCGCTGGATTTGATAAAAATACCATCGTCAATGAGTCTTACATGGCTACCGACTTTGAGCTTACATTTTATGGTCCTATTGTGTTACCAGAAGTTACGATCGGTGGTAATGTTTATCGAGTCAACCATGAAGTTGAAGTCGGAGAGTATTTAAAGATAAACTCAAAGAAAAAGACAGTTACATTGTATAAGATTGACGGAACCACAGAAAATCTATTTGCTTATCGTGACAGAGATAATTATATCTTTGAGAAAATCCACGCTGGTGGTAATATAGTGTTATGGAACAGTGAGGAGCTATGGGATATTCGCTTATTCTATGAGCGGTCTGAACCGAAATGGAGTGACGTTAAATGGACTTAATTTACACTAATGGACAACTTAAAGATTTAGGAGTATTGCAAGATTATTCCTTTGATATGGAATATGGCAAGGATTCCACCAATGATTTTCAATGTAAGGTTCAGCAGTATAATCATGTGTGCGACCAAGATTATCTGTTATATGTGGAATTTACCGAGTATGGCGGTGTAATTGATAGAATTGAGTCTGACACCAAATCTGGAGAAGTGACTTATAAAGGTCGCACATGGCATGGACTGTTAAATTCATTTGTGATTGAGCCTCCAGCTGGTCAGATTTATCGTACATTTGATGGTGATGCAAATGAGGTACTTGCAGAAATCGTAGAGCTAACTGGAATGACTGATTTATTTGAGGTAGATGATACCACCAGCGGTGTTGAAATTAACATGTTCCAGTGCAGATACGAAAAAGCCTATGATTTAATATTACGGATGCTTGATAGTGTAAATGCAAAGATGTATTGCTACTGGAAAGCTGGAAAAGTACATATTGGTGCTTTACTATCAATGAATTATGCGGTGTCAGAGGAGTTTGACAATACACAAGTGCCATTCAAAGTGGGACTCACTTACAACAATATTAACCACTTAATATGTTTGGGACAAGGCGATGGTAAGGATAGAGCAGTTATCCACCTATTCTGTGAGGATGGTGGAGCACTACGGCCTTATAAGAAAATTGAAAATCCGTTGCAAGATTCTGATTATATTCTGGATAAATCACAACAAGTCCTTTTCAATAGAGAAGAACGAACAGAAATTTTTGACGAACCAAATGCAGAAATTACTGTCAATTATATACTGTTATCAGAACAGCCATCAGATTGGAGGGAGAATTATCATAATCATTATTATCAAATTAAGGTAGATGATAATGGTGTGATAGTATTAGACAATAACGGACAGTTGCAATTTGAATTGGTAAAGCAAAAATTTGAAGACGTCTACTATTTGCAGTACAGCCAGCCATCTGATTGGTACGTTCAGCAAGAATATCAGAATTATTATTACTGGGACCCAGAAGCAAAGGATGGACAAGGTGCGTTTGCTAAAGTAAAGGAGTTGCCACAATCTGAAGCGCATATTAGTTATTCATTGCTTACGAAAAAACCCGTTGACTGGAAAACAGATTATGACAATTATTATCAATATGATGCAACGACACAAAAATATTCAGCCGTCCAAGGAAATACAATAGAAACATATGAATTAGTGTATAAATACGAGCCAAGTCAGTTACATCCAGTTGGCGAGCATGGTCCGTCAGACTGGAAGTGGAATTACGGAAGTTATTACACTAGGTCATGGGATGGCGTAAAATGGGTATATAGCGGTATTCAAGGAAAGGCTCACAATCGCTATGACTTACAGACAAAAAAGCCAACTGACTGGAATACTAACTGGGGTAATTACTATGTAAAATTAAAGGCTGGCGAGTATCAAGATGGTAAGAAAATTAAAAAGTATAAAGCTGGTTGGTACCAAGTAAGTTATGCAGTAAACACAGCCAAGGTAATTGCAAAGCAGAAAGGTAAGGACTATCCTAAATGGAGCAAAAACAAATTCCATACTTTGCGAGTGACTTATTCAGCACCAGACCCAGACACCATTACCAATGGTATTTTCATTAAGCATACGGAAGAAAAAGCACCAACATGGCAGGCGAATAGATACTATATAAGATACGTTGATACCACACCAGTATGGCAGGCTGGAACGTATTACACTTTAGCGAAAGATGTGGAACAAG